GATTAAACGTCAGTCAAAAAGGATCGCCGAAGACCCGCGCGAAATGAGCGAGTTGTCCCTCGTTAAACTTATGGAGCTCGAACAAAAGCTCGAAAGTAATACCGCCGACGTATTTCACGACCTGTGGAAGGGAAACCTGA